GTTCGTCGGCTTGACGTCTTGAAAGGAGGTCGAGGCGACACCGTTCACCACGTCCACGAATAGGCTGTAATTAGTATAAAGGGCCACGGCTTTAACCTTGCCGAAAGGGCAACTTAGGGAGCACGGACTGCCACAATCCTCACGTCATTGACATAGGTGAAGTAGCCGGATGCCTTGGGGATAGCGAAAATGTAGGGCACGATGAAGGCGCCTTCCATACTCGGGTCAATTGTCAGGGTGTGGGACAGGGTCGAATGTAGCGACGGGGAGCCGAGCGTGAAGTCGTGCACCCCGTAGACGCTAGGGACATAGGTCGTCGTAAAGTCGGTTTGACCGACGTCAACTTCTAGGTCGATTTCGGCGCCATCGTTCCAGCAGCACACTTCGTCTAGGTTAACAATCAGGCTAAACTCGGCATCGTAATTGTAGGTTGAGCCACCGCCTACCGCGGGATCGTGCGGGCAATAGCCGGTCTCATAGGACACCGAGTAATTGGTCGAAGCCCCGGCTACCCCTGGCGCCGCATAGTTGAACTGACACCCGGGCGGAATGCCTTGCGGGGTGAAGCCCGTTGTCGCGGCTTGGGCCTGGAGGTTATAGGCCGTCTCCGTATACCAACGCGGGCGGACTATTCCCGTATAGGCCGAGGCCGTCCCGGTGCGGTCGTCCTGATAGAAGGGACTGCCGCCAATCGGCGAGGGCGGGGAGCCCGTCTCGACCGTCCCGTTATACTGCCCTCCCGTTGAGCCGACGTAGACCTGCCCGCTGAGACCGTTAACGGAGCCGCCCTTGAAACGGATCAGGCTAACAAGTTCGTCGGGAGTCGTGCTAGGGTAGGTCGTGAAGTAGGCGCTGCTTGACACGGAGAAACCCTCCCCGGGGTCACGGGGATATTGGCCCGGGTAATCGGGATACGTCGAGGCCGGCTCGCCGAGTTGGCAGTAAGCCCCGCCGACGTGCCTTCCGAGGATCACGCTCATCAGACCATTCCGAAGAAATAGACCGCGTCATTCGACCCGCACTTATAGCGCTCGCCCCATTGGCTACCGCTGACGGATTGGCTGACTACCCCGGTGGAAACGTCAACCGTCGCGAGGAGCAGGTATGCCTGGGCATCGGTCGAGGTCTGCGGCGCCGAGTCGTGAATGACGGTCGGGCCGTCGGGCCAAGTCGCCGGGGAGGTCGAGGTGTCGGCTGGCATCAGTAGATAAATGTATTCGGTCGCTGGGCTTGCCGAGTAACCGATGTTCATCGTCGGGGCCGGCACCGCTGACAGTTGATCCCCTGACATTTGGGGCTCGATATTGTTAATCGTGCCAGGGATGACCCGAACCTTAAAGTCAGACCCGTCCTTAAAGCAAATAACCGTGAAGGGGTGCGGCTTAGTCCAAAAGCCCCACGGCTGCTCGATTGTCAGCGAGACGGCCCCGCCCGTTTGGTTTACCGTGTAACCGACTCCGGGCTGGAAGTTCATTAAACGTTCGTGCCCTGGTATACCTGGCGCACGTAGCCCTCGGCGTTGAAGCGGATTTCGTAGGACAGTTTATAGAGAACGCCGTAATCCTCGAAGTGAACGTTCGCAATCATCAGTTGATCGGTCTCGTCCTTCGCCGAGAAGGTATCCCCAAAGTAGGCAGGGAGTAGGTAGCGGAAACCCTGAGGCGCTCGAGCGCTCATCGTCTTGCCGATGTAGCCGCGCAACTTCTGAACGTTGTCGGCCTTGGTCGTGTATATAATGCCGGTAAACGCTGAGGTCGGCGCAAGGTAAGAAGTCCGCTGATAGAGTTTCTTCGCGGTGTCGCTGGCCTTAGAGTAGAAGCCGAGGAACTTGCCAGGGGAAACAACTGAACTCCCAGCGTTTTCGAAGATGGCCCCATTCTCGCCCTCGTATATCCCGCCTTGGTCGCTGTAAGGTTTTAGCGCCTGAATAGACGTAGCCACCGCAAATGGAGGATCGCCGCAAATCTTAAACCGTCCGTCCTTGCTCGAGAAGAAATTAGGGTGCGACGTAATCGGCTCAGTCGAAAGGCTGTCCGTCCCGGTCACGTTAGGATCAGTCCAATCCCCCGCGGCGATACCGCAATAGTCCGCCGTAATCGTGGCGACCTCGAGCGACCCATAGGAGACGCTTGCCTTATGGCAGCGCAACCGGGCATCAGCCGAGAAGACGTCGCCGCGCTTGATGGCGTTGGCGGCGCTGGCCTTGTCGACCTTGTAGGTGGCCTTACAAGTTAGGAGTCCGTAGCCGTCATTCTCGATTGTGTAGCCGGCTTGGAGGACCGGGCTGGAGAGGGTGTTCCCCTGTTTTACTTTAGCCATAAATTAGCGGGGGAATACGGTTCGACCGCCGGAGGCCGGACTGCCGAGGTCGTATTCGCCTTTCTTAGTTCGGAAGCCCTGGGCGACCTGATCGCGTTCGACGAGGGCCCGGAGGCTGTTCGCCATATCGGATTGCAGGTCGGTCTGTTCTTTCATCGCGGCGAGTTGCGGGCTCATCCCGACGCCGATGACGTTACCAGAAATCTCGTTTATTTTCTGGGCGGTCGGACCGTTAGCCCCAGCCAAGGCCGCGGCCTCGGCAGCGCTTCGCTTCGAAATGTCCCCAGCGAGGAAAGCATCAATCGCCGCCCGGACCTCCGGGCTTTGAGCCATTTGTTTTGCGGCGAAACTCTCGCGCGTAGCGTTAGGATTTTTCCCCAAAATGTCTTGAGGGATAAACGCTTCAGCCGCCTTCATAAAGCCTGGGCGGTCCGCTAGCATAGCCCTGCCACGTTCAGTCGTTTTTAGGAAATCCTCGTAACCTTGCGACGCTAACGAAAGGCCTTTATTCCTTTTGTCCTCCTCGGCTTTCCGCTCCATATATTGGAGGATTGCCTCACGACCGCCAGCCGGCGCGTATTTCTTAGACTCCGGGTCTTTAGCGAACTCCCTAGCCGCGTCGGCGTCGGCCTTAGCCTGGGCAATCTTGTCGCTGATAAAGCCGATAATCTTCTGGATCAGAACCATCGGGGCTAGGAACCCCACCGCTATATCCTTAAACGCCTCGCGGAACTTCTTAGACAGGGCGTTGCCGGCGCCTTCAAGCCCTTCCATCGAAGCCTTGGCCTTAGCCATCTTCTCCGGCACGTCGGACTTACCCGATAACTCCCATTCTAGTTTGCGTCCCATTGTTTAACTTTGCTGGGGAGGCAACTCCCCCCGCCGGATAGCCTCCATCATTTCCTCCTCCTCGGTCGTGAGGACGTTGACCTTTGCCCCGTTCCGCGTCGAGAAGGCCGTCGATAGCCATATGGCTTGCGCCTCCGGCATTTCCCAAGCCCGTTGCTCGTCGACCCCTTCGGCGATGAGGTTCGTCAGGATCATAAGCGGCCAAGGCATCCCGGCCCCGTCCGCCGTCCCGGTAGTCTTCGGGCCGTCCCAATACTTAGGCCAGAGGTCGACGTGACAATGGGCCACGAACCGACTGACCTCGCCGGCGAACTTCTCAGGGCGAAACTCAAGTTCGCGGATACGGACTTGCTCGAGCCAGGAGAAATCTAGCCGGCCCTCCTCGGCGCATACCTTGACCGCCATCATCAGATCAGCGGGCAGGATGGTCGTCCCGCCTGTGACCAGGGGAGACTCGAGCGCCATCAGGCGAACCCGATGCTTGAGACAAAATGGAAAGACCCGCTTGCCGAGGATGCTCAGGCTAGCCGGGTCGCTGAAGGCCCGTAGAAATCTCTTATCCACAAGCCCGAGTCAAAGCCCTTGCAGGGCTCCCGTCAATTAGGTCGACACGAAGCCTTCGAAAGAAATCGCCGTAAGCGAGTATTTGACGAACTCTTTGTTCGAGCCCTTTTCCTCAACCTTGGTAATCGTGCCGACAAAGGTATTGGCCGCCGTGCCAGATGGATAAGCACCCTTCGCTGCAACCGTGAAGGTCAGGGTCGCGCCGAGGGCCGGGGGCGTTGCCGTGGACGTCTTCACCACACCCTCGACGGTCACCTCGCTCTTGCGATCGTCGAAGCGCATAGTCTGCGTAAGGCCCGCCCCGTTCTGAACCATCGCCTCGCTGTTAAACGAAGACGCAACCGAATAGGACTGAACGAATAGGTCGGTCGCAG